GTTTGAAATAATATACATACATACATAATGCCTGAAAAGAGACTCGAGGAAGATGTGGGATCGCAAGGGCAAACCGGCCCCAACAATCCACCACAACAACATCAGGGGGAACAATCGGCTGTGTCAGGGATGGTTTCAGTCAATGAGGTCGATCTTAGGAATCTTCAAAACCGCGTGGAGGAGGCTGAGAAATTCATGCAGCGCTTTCAGAAGCTAAAGGAATTTAACTCCCAAAACCTTACAGCTGGCGAATTGAAAAATGGTGGCTTTGAAAGCGGTAGACCTCCAGCCAAAATTTCTGAGCATTTACGTGGCTCAACTGCGAATGTCTTTACAAGGCCTTCTCTAGATGCGCTACAGATGATGGATTTCAAACCGGAGTCAAACATGATTGTAACAGCTGAAGAACTTGCAGCCATAACAGCCAAGTTGGAAGGTCTGGGTGTGCCCACTGAGCGTAGTGCACCAATCTGTTGGGCTGTCGCACGTTACTGTGCAAACACAAGCACCTCACCCTACACCGACCCAAAAGGGGTGTTTGAATTTCCTGGGGGTGCTATAACTAGAGATGCAGTCTTCGCTGTCATAAGAGAAGTCACAACTCTACGAGCCTTCTGCAGGGCTTTTGCGCCCATCACTTGGAACCAGATGCTGTTCGCCAAATCCCCACCTGAGAATTGGCAAGCGAAGGGCTACACCTATGAAACAAGGTATGCCGCTTTTGATGTATTTGACTTCGTGCAAAACCCTGCGGCTATACAACCTCTAGAGGGTCTGCTGAGGATTCCTACAGCCGAGGAGAAAATAGCACACGCTACAAACAAAAGACTGGCCCTTGATAGGAACCGTAGAAATGCAAGATTCTCTAGCACTGATAGCCTCGTGACAGGCGGGATGTATGGTAAGGATATTAAGACGAACTTTAACGGTTCGAACAATTCAGACTAATGCGTGAGAGAAAGTTAAGGAAGACGCTTGAGGACCTGTTCAAGCGTTTCGCATCTGGTCAACATGGGCACTCTGATTGTGTTAATATTATAATAGCAAAAATAAAGAGTGGTCAACCTGGGGAGAGTAAATACGCACAGGCGACGTATGAGCTAAGTCAATATGCCCGATGTCCAAGGTGCGCACGCGTGTCTCCTGGGTTTTACTTCACCACTCGTTGTGATGGTAAGACATGCAGCCTGGTTTATCAGCCCGACGCAGATTTGTTAGAATTTATTGGGATTGACTTGTGTGTAAGATCTAAGTAATATATAAGCACTTAAGTATAAAAAGCAAATGCGTTTTAAATATTTTTCCGTATTTTA